GCATAATCGAAGGAGCCCTGTAAAACCTTGTACTTGTCTGCTGAATCAATAACGAAGTCGTAATAAAGCTGATTGCCTAAAGCTCCTAGAGTATATAAGCCTGAAGCTGTTCCTCTTAAAGGAGAAGATGTTGAACGAGCTATTGTGTTAGTAACCGAACTTGTAACAAAACCGCTATCAGGAGCTGCTGTGGCACTTGTATTTTTAGAAATAGTCCAACCAGTAGCATCTGTCTCGAAGTCAGCATTATCAATATAGTTAATACCACTTGCGCTTCCGCCTGCACCAACCTCTGTTTCAGTACCAGCGTCATTAAGAGTATATAACTTACCGTCTGATTTTGGATAGATTGCAAACTTTCCACTGGCTGGTGTTGATGGAGCTGATACTTCGTCCATAGTAAGAGCTGAAGTTATAGCTGCGGCAGAGGCAATGACCTTAGTGTTTAATTGAGTTTGTATTGCACTCGTAACTCCAGACACATAACCTAATTCCGTATTAGTAACTGAAGACGCTTCTAAATTTTTACTTGCATCAGTTTGTAGTGCTCTAGAGGCTGTTAAGCCAGATGCATTTAATTGCGTTGCTAAAACAGAGCCAGCAAAAGTAGAGGATTTATCTTGATCTAAGGTTAGATGTGCTGTAGGAGTAACAGTTGTGTCAGGAGTAGTATTGAAGATAATCTTTCCTGGTGAGCTTGTATTACTAGGGGTACCTTGAGAAGATAATCCCATCACGATTGAGCTTAGTAATTTATAACTCGACCCAAGCCAGCCAGCAGCATAAACTGTAAACGCATTTTGACCTGCAGTAACATCTGCATGTGAACTAGTATCGCTATTTGATCTAGCGCCTACTATCAAAGGTTCTAATGTCGTTGAATGTCTATGAATTATAGTCTGTGCGTAGTTAGTACCGTCTATGTCAGATACTTTTAAAGTTGATTCATAGTTAACTCCATTGATGTTTATTCCACTACCCTCTGTACCCTGGTCTCCTAATACAGTGGTACCAGTAGCTGCTAAGGTTCCAGTGATAGTTGGACTTGCTGCCAAAGCTCTTGTGTCAACATCCGACTGTAGTTCATCTAACGCAGCTTGAACTTCGGTAGCAGCTAAATTGCCTGACGGCGTATTAATTATAGCCGAAGCTGAATGAGCGTCGGTTGTATCAGCTAAATGGTTTGAAATTGCAGTTGTATTTGTATCTATATCGCCCTGTAGTTCATCTAACGCTGTTTGAACATTAGTAGCTACTAGGTTTCCTGCTGCTACACTTGAAATAGCTGAAGCGTCATGAGCGTCGGTTGTATCAGCTAAATGGTTTGAAATTGCAGTTGTATTTGTACCTATATCGCCCTGTAATTCTTCTAAAGCTGCTTGGGCATTTGTTGATGCTAAGTTACCAGCGGGTGTTACTACAACTGAGGATGCGGCAGGGTTGCTATCACTGATAACATAATTATCAAAATCCGTTTTTAACGCGGATATATCTACGCCATCAATTGTTTTACCAGCTGATACTGTCACGTTATTGGTGATCGTAGCACCATTAATAGTAACATCTTCTAGATAGGTAATCTGCCCAAAAGTACCGCCGCCCCCAACTCCAGCCATGTCAGCCGAGTAGCCGCCAACACGATATCTAGGGGCACGACGACGCCTAATGTATTGAGAATCAGGTTGAATGCGAGGTTTATCATGAGAGTCCTCAATCTTACCTGCCATTCTATCTAATTTATTTTGAAACTCCTGAGCAGCTAACATTGCCTCTTCAGGATTGCGCATTAATGATCGCCATAATGTTTTTAGGGCACCATATTTAATAACAATTCTATCTTCTAAAGGCAATACTGGTTCATCACCATCTGCTGATAATTCAACTGCTTCCTTAACATAATCAATTGAAATAGTAACCGATTTGTTGTTAACCGAAGGGTAGATTTTTAATTGTCTATATCTATCTGTTTCATATTCACCAGTTAACGGTGTTGGATCATAATAATCACCAGTAAAGTAGTAGGCTGGGTAACCCTCAGCTTTCGGTCCTCGCACGGTTAGTTCCCGAAACTTCTGCGACCCCATAGCTTCCATAGGTCGTGACATCATGTTGTGCCATACAGTTACAGTCTCACGACAATCAGTTGGTAAATTAACTTTATCTGTCCATATTTTAAAGTTGGCAGTAGCATCAATGACACCAAGATATTGCTGTGCGAGAGTGATTGTAGTGGAACCAGCTGTGTGCGATTCAATAACATATATCTCACTAAATCCGTTAGTTGAGAATAGTTTACCAGCGAAGGAACCTAACCCTACAGAGGGGGCTGTAGATAATGTGACGGTTGTGCTGTTTGGTGTAACGCTTACTGTGCCGCCATAATAAGCTGCATCGAAGCGTACATTTGTATGCCCTTCAAGCCATTTCCATCTTGCATAAGGTACAACTTCATTAATGTAAACTTCATTAATAACTCGCTTTATACGAGCTAAAGATGTTGTATCAGCTGATTGTATCTTCAACTCTTCTAATATTGCGTCTTGTATATCCTTAAAGTCTACTAGTTTTATTGACATCTGCCTATTCCCTTATTACGATTTTAATTTTAATATCAGTGTAGCCACGGCACCTGATGAGCATGTACTTACCCAAATACCGTTTGGAAAGCGCATTGGGCAGCTAGCCATATCTTGAAAAACAGTTTGATTTGTAGCGCTGTTTTTTATATCTAGCTTTAAGGCTCCAGCCGTTGCCGTAGCGTCAGCTGATTGCTGATTCAGGTCATTAAGAACTAACTGGTGCCCAGCCGTAGCTGAATTAAATATAATGCCGACAAGCTGAACATCCTTAGACGCTACATGGCTAGTACTGTCGGCAGTCGAAGCTACGGTTACATAAAATGAGTTTCCGCTTAGTACGTTAGCCATCTAGCTTACCTTACCTTATTCTACTTCAGTATATAAATATAGTACTGTCCCAGTTCCAGCTAAATCAACATGTGTGGTTCCAGTTAATCTTAATTCAATCTTCTCACAAAGTCTAGCATTATCAGCAGTTGTTCCAGATTCCCATAAAACCATTCCAGATGTATCATCTTTCTTAATTTGAACTGAGGGTGATGTTGTGCCACCTTTATAGACTATAGAGCAAACAGTAAAATTACCTGTAATTGTATCGTCGTCAGCGGATACTAGTATCACATTGTTATTAGTCGTTACAGCCATTTGAGCCCCCTATTAAGCTATTCTGATTAAAGTATAGGTCCAGTCACGAGCATCGCCATCAACAGCTCCAGCTGTCATGTTGCTTAATCGTACTAAAACCGTATCGGTTGCAGATACACGGGCTCCTGAGGCGACAAGTCCTGTCTCAAGTGAAGCGGGTGGGTTCATTATAACGATGTCGCCGACAGCTGCTCCTGAAATAGTAACAGATGTCTCCGAGCTTTCTAAAGTAGCAATTGAATCCGGATCAACACTGATTGTTCCTGACTTGATATAAGTCAAAGCTTGGCTTGAGCTCGAGCTGGGTTTGAAGCCGTTCTCTGATACGATTGGTCCTGAAAAAGTAGTTCTTGCCATTTTAATCTCCTCTAGTCTAAATGGTATAGTCACAAGCATTATGCTCATGTCTAGTGGTAGCTTATATTATAACACATATTTCTGGGTTGTCAATAATCCTTTAACGTTATATTCATTAATTTATGAATAACGTTTGTAAGTATGTATTATATTGATATCATAGGATATTAATCTTGGACTGGTACTATATGATATCATGCATCTCTCAGCCTTAGCTCCCAAATTAATACCATTTCGTCGTAGGTTAGATAGCTGTTCTTCATTTTATTGCATCTGGTGCAGCAAGGTACTACGTTCTCTACTGTATAACCTATGTTGTTATCTTTTCTATCTAAACCAGAACCAGCTTTTGGAAGCGCCTCAGCGCAGTAGTGGCAGGATTTATCTAAAGTTGCAAATATAAATTGTTCCAGAGTTAATTCCCATTGCTTGCCTTTTGCCAATGCTTTATTCTTTGACTGTGCAAATCTTCTATCTAGATGTCTATTGCGTCTAAAGTCAAATTCGGATAGGCTTTGTTTATTACTCTTTCTATATTGTCTAGTGTATTCATTTAACTCTTCTCTTCTAGACTCTCTATACTTCGATCAGATTCTCTTAGATTTCTGTGTTCTACTTTTAATTAACTCACAGGATTTACACCAGTTACATAAAAAGTCTTTTTGCGCCTTATTTGAATGGAACTCTTTTTTATTTTTTACAGTTTTACATTTTGAGCAATGTTTTGTCATAGGGTTAGATTAACAAATAAAAAACCCCTTGTCAACTAAAACAAGGGGTTCTTAGATTTCTTCAATAAAATCAATAACTTACTACGCGCCAACGCTCCCAAAAATTCCATAAGGATGAGTAACGCCAATTTTCTCTCTATACATAGATTTGTAGTAGATAGAATCATTAATGAAACCAACATCATCACCAGCAGCTTTAGTAACAATACCTTGTCTGTTGATAATACGAAGTCCAGTCTCAGAAGGGTCAGCTAACAAGAACCAAGAATCAACGTCAGTTAAATGAGGGCTAGAAATTACAATCAAACCATCATTTTTAAGGCTATTCATGTTGTTATCAGCAGTATCAGCTTTCAACTCAGAGCCAATTAGCTCCATAGCATATCGCTTATTCTCTGGATTAACCAAAAGGATTTTAGGTCGGATTGACATGATTATACCGCTATCACCTATGAACTGAGTCTCGAAATCAACTAAAGCTTGCTCTAAGCTAGATTGGCTAAGATCAGTAGCTGCTGATAAACGATTTCTGAAGGTTAGGCCAGAAGGAAGAGTGTGGTCAGTATCAAAAACATACTGGCCGTCAGCTGACAACTCAGAAGCAAAACCATTATTGAAAATGTTCATTGCTGAAATCTCTTGAGATTCACGAGCTGATTTAGCCATCTTCTTTACTGCATCGGCGATGAAATCAAACTTTCCATCAGAAACAGCCTCTTCAGAGATTGAAAAACCTAGTCCGTATTTAACAGGAGCTAGTGTCTTAGAAACACCTTGAGATTGTTTGTAGAAAGAGTAATCCTGACCTTCTTCCATTTGTTGGAACAAAGGAAGATCATGCAATTCAGATGATTGCCAGATATCTCTGTCAGTAGAAACTGTTTTAAAAATTTGCTCTCTTCGACTAGGATGTTGTGCAAGTTCTGATCGGAATAACTCCTCAAGAACTGGCAGCATGCTGGAGCCGAAAAGATCACTATAATTGGAACGCATAAAAACTGGAGCCATATATATAATCCTCTCTTATTAAGTTGTTAGTCCAGCAACACCAGTATGGCTGCCTAGGCTATGGTTATTAATTTTTACTACTACGTCAACGTTATCTGCACCAGCTGAATTGTCTACAGCGTCAGCTATAGCTAAAAGCTTTACTGCCAAAGTAGCTGTTGTAGCAATAGATGATCCATCTAGTACTGCTGCACTTCTTTTATAAGCTGTGCTAGCTGTTCCTAAGATAAGTTCAAAGTTAGCTCCAACATCTGTTTGTGCAAGTGATTCGTCAGATTCAACTACGAACATTTGATCAGGGTGATCTGCGATCATTACGTTTTGTCCGGCTGTTGCATAATTTAAAGCAACACCTATTAACGGTACAGTGATAGATGAGTCAACTGCTCCATCAACTGCAAGCGATACGGGGTCTCCTGGGTACACTGTAGATCCAGCAACATACTTGCGTGCTCTGATAAGCTGCTCATAAGGCTTTAATCCAACAGGCTGGTTTTTATTAGCCATTGTTTAGTTCTCCTTGTTTTAATTATTAGACCAAGGGAACTATTCCCACAGGTCTTAAAGTGTGCTATACATAGTATAACACACCTTTCGCACACACTGTTTTTAGCTGTTATTCGTCATCGCCTTCGTCAAATCCATGAACTTTAGCACCTTTAATATTGCTAGCCATATACTCTTTAAACTTAGCTTTTTGCATTCCAGCTGGGTCTGACTGCATTTGAGTCCTAGAGCGTACATAATCTCGTCTAGCTTGGGCTTTTTCTTTGGTTTTGGCTGCCAAAACAAGCTGTTGACGCATTAAATATCCATCAAACTGACCGTCTGTAGCTCCGAAAGGGTTTGCTCCAGATGAACCGGAAAGACATTTAAACTTGAAGGGGGACCATTCTCTTTTATGATAACCTTGGTTCTTCTTTAACTGGATTACATCTATCCATCTGCCCTCTAAGCCAGCTGCTTCTAGTTCCTTGGCACACTCTGGAGGTATGTCTAAAATAGATCCTAAAGAGGATGGGTTTACTGTTGTCTGACTATTTTTTTCGCTAACACTAGGTTTTGTACCTGATAATTTTACTTGCTTACTCATATATTATTCCTTTATTTTACTATTCGTAACGAGACCATTTTTTACGGTTTACCGACTTCTTTAATGATTCTAAGTACTTCTTGTCATTTACTGGTCTACCTAATAGCTCAGCAAAAGCAAGCGTCTTTTCATCTATATCATCGTTCTTCTGGCTTCTGTTATTCTGACCTGAACCTCTACTAGAATTTACTGTAAAGCTTTCGTCATTTTGATTGTTGTTTGATTTACGTTTATTCACTGCTACTAATCCTAAATCTGCTGCTGCGCTAGTTACCGCTAGTTTATACGACGACGGTAAAGCTTTCTCAGCATCGGTTAAATTGTTATACGCTTCGATGGCGCTTTTTGTCAACTCAGAATTTGCATCAGCTAGTTCTGGAAATTGATTTACCAAACTACCTAAGACATTATTCTTTTGATTCTGCATCTCAGTTTGTTGCTGGAACTCACTTCGCATCTCACGCTTGATCTTCTCTTTATAACCCTTGGGGTCAATAATTGGATCAATTTCGTCCTCTTCTTTTTGTGGTGCTTGCTGCCTAGATCTAACCATATTCTGGTTCATCTCAGCTAATTGCTGCTTTAGTGCGCTAAGTTCGTTAGAAATATTTTCATTCTTCCGAAGTAGCTCTGATTTTAAATTTACGATAGGATCTGGCTTTGATTCGCCTTCTCCATTATCGCCTATATTCTCTTCTGCCATATAATCTCCAATCAGTAACGCTGATCACTCGATCACCCATTATTATTTCGTACATACTACAGGGGTGGTCTGTAGTAATTTTATTACTTGCCTTTTAATTCAATAAACAGCTTTATTAAATGTTCTGCACCTTGGGCTTGCAGCTTCTTAGCTATAAGTAATTTATCCTTCTCAATGCTGCCATCTAATGAAATACTATGTAAGTTATCTTTTATATCCTTTAATAGGTCATTATATAGTACCTTAACCACTACAGAATATAAGTCACTATTAATAAACTCTACCCAAAGGTCTCGCTCATCTTCAGTTAATTGCAGCTTAAATTTAGTATTTTCATTGGCCATAGCTTATATTATGACATTAATCTTACTTAATGTCAATACCCATTATTTGCACTTTTACCTGTATTATATATCATTTAATGGCTATTTAGGCATTGTTTCTATTGATACCTAAATTAACCCTCGTTACCCATAATTTCTGGAGCGCCTCCACCTTGTGCAGGGCCTCCGCCTTGTGAGGTCTGATTCATTGACTGCTGGCCATTTTGTCGCATTTGGGCGACATTAGCCTGTTGTGCAGCCATCTGTTTCAATGCTTCCATCATTTGCTGAGCTTCACGCTGTTTTGCAACCAGAGCCATAGCTTGGTCCTGACTGAACTGTCCTAACAATTCGTCTGTATCAACAATTTGATCTACATATGCTACGAAGCCTTGTAAATCTTGATCAGGGGTAAGCTGCTCATTGATTCCGGATAATACTCTATTAGCTAATTCTTCTGGTGTAAATATACGTTGCTGACCTTGTGGTTTCATAATGTATTTACCAAAATCTTTAATACCTAAAGCTACTAGATATGTCTTTAAAGCTTCGTATCTCTGAAGAGGTGTTATAAGACCTAGCTGAATATCTAGAGGATTTGAAGTTAACTGCAACACTTGAGTAGCGGCTTGTAACTTTAATTGCGGATTAGAGTTAGCTGAATTGGGGTCTAATTCAAAATCAAATGAACCTGATATCTCTTCTCTTGATTTAATCTGTCTAAAGAAGTCGTGACCATGGTCACCTAACACCCTAAACTCTAAGCCATCTGGCATCTTCTCTTGTACCAACGCGAAAGTATATCTAAAAACTTTCTTCATGGCTCTATTTAGACGCCGTAAAAATATATCTAGATTAGCGTTACTTTCTGACATAAGTGCATTAACACCTGACGCTGTACGAGTAACACCTTGTCCAGCAATAACTCCTAATGTCAAATCATTAATTCCAGTTAAACGCTCAATGATTGAATATAAGAATTGTAAGTATTGCATACTAAAAGAGTGGCGTGCGCCAATGTTGGGGAAAAGAACAGAACCTGGATCATCAAGTGGTATTAAAGAGCCAGGCTCAATAGGAATTGCAGATTGTGTTAATGAGCTTCCAGCTTTATAATATCCGAAAGGCATAGATGATAATAATCCGAAGTCCAACGCCATGTTGTTTAACGCGTCAATCTCTTTGCAGATGGAATAAGTTAATTCTATTAAACCTATACCATAAGTTTGACCTTCACGTATATAAAAATCAGCTTTAGCGTAAGGACGCTTCTTCGTTTTACTATTTACTCTATGTAGATAAGTTGCCCTTAAAAGAGTACCAGTATCAGGGTGTACCCATACAACGATATCAGTATTAATCCCAGAACCGTCGACGTCTTTGCGTAAGTAAGCTTCAATAATTTTATATCTATCAAGGTCATATGATTTATCAAGCGAGGACTCACCGGACTTCTCAGCTTGTAATGTCTTAATACCGTTATTACTTTGTCCTGATTTTTGCTGCTCACCAGCTTGAATAATTTTCTCAACTGACTTCTCTTCAAAAATTCCTTGATCAACAAGTGTCCACAAATCGCTAGCAGTATAGAATACTTGCTCCATAACAGCGTCCGCTTGATCAACATCGCCTCCTCCTCCAATTATAACTAAATCCTCTGGAGCAACTCGGCGTATCTTAGGTGCATCACAGTCAGTAACAATTATCTCTTCTTCTACTTCTTTAAATTCTACTGTTTCAACAGGTGTATCTACTCCAGTTTGTGGGTCTACAGTATAAACTATTCTTGGATAAGGCTTTTTTACAACATCTGTAATCTTGCTGTAGCGCTTATCCCAGCTCATTTTAATTAAGCCAACTCCACGCATGCTCCAGTTCCAAATGAAACTATCTATCTCAGCGTCAATTCCATTATAGTCATTAGCCCAGTTTTTAAGCGTATAGTTCATTAAATCCTGAACCATGTCAACTCTGTCGACGTTTGCAGACTTTAATGCCTTTACATTCACAAGAGGCTCTTGGCCAAGTAAAGCAGCAACAAAGCGGGCGTGGAAGGTTTTACCTATTGTAAGAGCTACTGGTAAATGCAAGTCAGCTGACCATGCTTGAGGCGCGTCAACAATTGGATCTAAAAACTCATCATATTCCATTAAATATGCTTCTTGACGAGTTAGCCAAGCTGCTCTGTCAGAGTTTCCTTGATTCCACATTTCGCTTACAGTTTCACCAAAGGATTCTTTTTCAAGCTTTTTCATTAAGGCTTTTGGGGACTTATCTCTAAGTGGTGCTTCCGGAATGTCCCCTTCTAAAGATTTGCGACCATCTAAAACTGTCTCGTTGTCTTTATTAATTCTACTCATTTAACACCCTTTTACCTTGAACAGGTTTTTATATTATATCACAGCGTTTAAAAATGTCAACGCTTCATATATCTTGCCCGAATTCCTACATTTTTACCACCAGATAAGTTGATTTTTTGATGAAAATGCTGGTTGTTCTTTGTTGGGGCTGTTGATGCAGCGGCCAAGGCATATTTAAGTGCGGCAAGATAGTCTTTATTAGATATGTCAAGCTTTGGCTTATTAGCATGTTCGTGATTCTTGTATCTTAACCATGCTACGTTCTTAAATTCCTTATATGTGCCTACGCAACTTGAAAAAACCCTTAACTGCGGTATAAATTCACCGTAATTATTAGGCTCTTTAGGTATTTCTAATGCACCTTTGATACGCTCTATCCATTCTTCATCTTTTTTATCTTCAAAACTTGTAGCTCGGGCTCGAATGCCGTGATCTTTTAGAACCTGAATAAAGGATTTAAACCCTTCACCACCAGATGTATCAGCTGAGCCTAAACTATCTACATTCCAGTCTACCACTCTCCAGTTACGACTCCAGTCCAGTAGCTGCTCCGCAAAGTCGCGTGCAGTAGCTTTACGACACAATTCTCCTATTACATACTTGTATCCAGTCTCTTTGTCGAGACCGAGAGCTACTGCTACATGGCTCTTACTTGGATGGGGGTCAATTCCTATAAATACTGGGTTTTCATTACCCCAATTGAAATCTGGTATCCTATGAACATCATCTTTAAGTAAATGAGCTAAAGCTAATCCCCCTAAATCGAAGAACTGTCCATCTAACCGAATCTTTTTTTCATCTTCTGATAATAATCTACCAAATGATTCAATATATCCTTCGGATAAGTTAGCTTTATTCTGTTCGGTCTTACCTACGAAAAACTCTATGTCTGGATTTAAACCTTGTACCCATGGCTCATATAAATCCTGACGAATCCAAGCTGCACTAATAGGTGTACCAATTAATAACTGCCAAGGTTTACTGCCTTTTGTTCTGGCTCCACGGGATAGACCTAAGAACACACCTTTTGGAGGGGGCTCATCATAGACCACCCACTGCACTTCAATTGATTCAAACACCAGTTGGTCTTGTTCATGAAACATGAATATTATTCTAGAGCCATTTTTAAATACAAGTTCATTGATGTACGGTTTACCGTTTTTTACAGTTTCAACTTCAGACATGTCGTGCCAAAAATCCATTTCTTTTAGCCATACATCTTTTACTTTACTCGGATTATCTAAGACAACAACTCCCAGTGTAGGTGCTTGTGTGTAGCGCTTTAGCCAAGGGTTATATCCGTTTACAGCTGCTAACGCCGCATTTACTCCCAGTGCAGTCTTTCCGTATCCATTTCCAGCAGTTACAACTCTAATTTTAGCGTCACACATTAAGACTTCTAGCTGACCTTCATGTGGTTTGAATTTATCTCTATTTCTTTTTGCTAGCTCTTTTTTCTTCTGAATCAGATCATAAAGTTTAAGCTTCTCTTCTTTTGACATGCTCTTGACTTTATCAACACTAACCTTTGCCATTACTTGAGTTCCTTGTTCTTACGCATCTTCTTTATAACTTTGCCTAGAACTTTCATTTGCTCAACACTAAAAACATCAAGCCTTACTTTATTGCATATACCACATGCTGGTAATACGTTTCCATCTATATAACCTTTATCATTATCTATACGATCTATTCCTATTATTGCCTCAGACGGTTTAACCCCACAGTATGTACAGGGAAGCTTACGTATAGAGGTAAAACTATCGTACATCAGGTTGAATATTAATTTACGGTGTCTTGCCGCTGAAATAGCGGTTATGTAAGCACCCATCTCACTTTCTCTATATTTCTTATTAATTCTTGCACGAGAGCGTTTTTTATCATCAGCTGTGCTCATCGGCGTCTCCTTGCGTGTTAGACTCTATTTCAATTGCAGACAGCTCTGATAACAATAATGCATCCAGCTGGCCTGGATCTACATTCTCTAATTTATGCTGAATCTGTTTTCTTTCAACGGCTCGGCCCATTGTTCTATCTAAGATATCCTTCGCCGCAGCTAAGGCTCTTCCACTATCGGAATCGGTTGAGGCGATTGTAACAGTTCTGGCAGCAGCTATGGCTGCATACTTGCTTAGTATTTGTTCACTTGTCATTCCTGAAGAAAGGTCATTCTTAACGGCTCCTAGAACTCCTCCTAACAATTCATCATAAAGACTTAAATCATCTATATTCCTGGCTCTGTCTGTCTGCATTACATCCAGCTCCTCCTGGTATGCAATGTATGAATTGCTTGCAAGATCTTTTCCCTTAGACTTAGCTGTTGGCGGCTTTGGCGTCGGAGGCGCCTCGGGCGACTGTCGCTTAGGCTTTAACTTTTCGCTAGCTTTCTTTTTGGTCATTCATCACTTCCTTCTAAATCGGTAGTTGTTCGGTACGTAAAATCTATAATCACAGATATTCCAACTATTGTAAAGCTTTTTATACTGTCCTGCAGCTTTTGGGCGTGATTCAGGCTGGGGCGACTTGCGAACAGCTTTAGCTGCTGTACGCTTAGCTGCTTTGGAGCCCGAGCTGCCGTAGCTCTCTTTTGCGTATGGTTGTCTTCTGCTTCTGCTCATAACTTATTATACCACATCTTTGCGTAGGTGAGATTTCTATTAAAAGCTACCCCGCTTGTGACCTAGTACCAGACCCTAGAGACGGTATTGTTATTGGCACCCACGCGCCCCCTAAACGTTTATATCGCATATAGGGTACAGTATATAGTATATCATGTAGTATATACTAGATATAGTATCAAATATATTAGATTAGAACGAGGTGTGGGGGCTATCATATGGTGGGGTTGGGGTGCAATTGCACTGGATTGGGGATTGATTGTTGCTAAGTTATTGATTTGATTGGGTCCACATTTTATAACAATAAAATTTGCGCAAAAATTAGTTTTAATTAGTATTATGTTACACAGCTAATTGGCAACACAATTGCCCTTGAATATATTTATACCATTATGAGTAATATTATACCCTATGTTTCACAATGAGTCAATGTCTAACTATTGAATTTAGTATATAAGTTATACATCTTATAAGCTATTAAAATAATTAAATAATACTGTTATCTGAATAAATAGTCTATAAGTTATACAATCAAATGCTTGTCAAATCAAATATAATGCACTTATAGCTGGCACCTCAATTGCATAAGTACTATTGTATAAACGAACACACAAAGGAGATAATTACAATGGACAAATGTATTATACTTATAGGGCTATTAGTACTTACAATGGGGTTTGGCTCTATGTTTAAAGATTTATCAAGTGTAAAGCCAAACATAATTAAAATATACAATGACACACATCGAAAGTGAGTTTCATATGATTATATTTATATCATTCATAATTGTTCTTTGTCTTAAGGTATTATTTTATGGTCTTATTGTAATCTGGTCTATCGTGATTATAAGTGAGATACTCCATGCAGTTGTTAAATTCTTTGAAGATACTGCGGAAAGCTTTAAAAGGAGAGGTTAACATGACAACGTTTTTAATGATAAATCCAGACTTTACAAACTTTGTTCTTTACAGTATTGGTTTTTTACTTAATGCTTACTATATAAGCAGAAAAGAGGATTAGAATGAAAACATTTTTTAAAGTAATACAGACATATTCTGAAGTTACTCCAGAATCAGCGGAGTGTGGAGATTATTCAGACCATGGTTTTGTTATAGGTTTTGAAGAGCAGCAAGATTTGACAATTAAGGAAATAATTAAGGTTTTAAATAGATACATTGGTTCTTATGAGATACAAAACGATGGTACCTCATTGACATTGACTGGTAGCGCTTTTGAAACAGTATGTTATAAGACTTATACAGAGCGACAACATACATTACGTGTTGAGGGGTCAGAGAGTAATATTAATAGATTAATTAAAATTTTAAAGGCGGTGTAAGATGAGTAACTCTATAAGATTTATAAATAATACTAATTATCAAGAGGTATCCTCAAAGGAGCTTTTAGACGAGGTAAAACACCTATTAGTAAATACTAATATTACAGAGGTTGAAAGTATTGAATTGAACGACAAAACAATTACAGTTTTTGGCGAAGACTGTATATTACTTGAACACGAGCTAAACAAGTCCTTAAGATCGTCAGGGTCAATAAGATGGTTTGACAAACTGGGCGGTGTTGGTATGATACGACTAGATTCAGGGAAATGTATCTCATTCTATAGCTGTAATGTTGAGGGTGCTAACTCGTGTTATCACCAATTGACAACAAATATTGACTTTAATACTGGTGATGAGGTTGAATTTGACATAAGTATGGACCCTAATGTATTTAGGGACTTAGGTGCTATAAACATAAAACATAAAGGAGTATCAAAATGAAACAGTTAATTAAAGGAACACAAGACACAATGAAGATTAAAGTTGTATTTAAAAAAGACGGGTCTTCAATTGAAGTTGTATACAATGAATTTACACAAGACAACGTCAACTATATAACTAAGGTCCTAAACATGGGTTACAGTATGTCTGTAACTCTACAATAAAGGAGTGATGTATGAAACA